AGGACTACCGGGAGTGCCCCGGCGAGGCGCTGCGCCTCAGACAGGACAGTCGCCCCGCCACGCGGGGACGACGGCCAGGGCATCGGGTCCTGCTCCAGCACCTGCAGCAGGTCCAGAGCCTCGACCTTCACCTTCCCGGAGGGGTCCTCTTCCCAGGACTGGTGCTGCCACCACCCGAGGTCCACCTCATCGCGGCCGTCCCGGGTCTCGAGGATGGCGACGACGTGCGACCGCTGCCCGAAGTTGTTGAGGGCGTCCCCGGGCGACTCGGGCACCCAGGACGCCGGGCAGGTGTAGGTGAGTTTCCCCGGCACGACACGGTCGGACGCCCAGTCGATCTGCACGTCCTCGCACGGGACGTCGAGGGCGACCACCACGCCACCCAGGTGGACGTCGATGCGTGCTCCGACGGCGACGGGGCCGGCTAGGGCCTCGGTAGACGGGCCGGGCCTCATGGCATCCCCTGCACGCGCTTGGCGACCTCGATCGCCGACCATGCCTGCCAGCCCGGAGTGTCCGGGTGCGCCTCGCCGTAGTCGGCCCACTCGCCCCAGGTGGTCACCGGGACAGCCCCCATCGGGGCACCGTCGTCGCGGGGCTCGTGGGCCGTCCACTTCACCGTCAGCTCGATCAGGTCATCGATGAGGCGCTTCCGGGAGACGCCGGTGACGATGACCATCCTCGGTGGCACCCCGGCGGTCGGGGCGGCCGGGATCAGCATGATCGGGTGATGGGATTGCAGCACCCACCAGACGTATGCCTCGGCGTCGGGGTGGCAGGCGATGACGCCGCTCCCTGTCTCGGGCTCATCTCGGAGCGCCCACCGGGTCACCCCACCGACGCGGGAGGCCTTCGAGGACCACTCCACGGGGTCCTCGTTGCTGACGTAGATGAGGCCGGGGGCGCTGCGCCCGTCCCGGCCGGCCACGTAGACGCCGTACCAGTCCCCTACAGGGCGGGTGAGCGACACGCTGTCGCCCCCCGCTCTGTAGGTGGTCTCGACGCCGGGCATAGCCAGCCCGTCAGCCACCAGGTGCTGCCCCTCCCCCAGGCGGGCCAGCACACGGTCACCAGCGGTCACCGTGGCCGGCCCATCCACGAGGAAGGACGGCAGGCCGGACGTCGTGCCGATCCACCCCTTGAGCGCCATAGCGCCCCCTCTCTGTCAGTCGTTACGTGACGCCTCGACGGCGACACGCTCAGCCTCGACGCGCATCCGGCCAATGAGCTCGCCGTCCACGTCGCGCACCTCGAGCACCGAGGGCGTGTTGCCGCCCTTGCCGAGGAGGTCGCCGATCTTGGACCACTGGCCGCCGGTGAAAACCGGCTCGGGCTTGCCGGTCGCGTTGAGGACCGTCGTCAGGCCCGGCTGCAAGAGGCCGCCGGAGTCGAACTTGTAGAGGCCAGTGCTCGGCGACCCCCAGATGGGGACCTCTCGGACCGGGATCCCGAACGTGGGGGCCTCGACCATGCGGCCGCCACCACTGGCGATGGCGATGTGGTGGGCGGGGTACCCCCAGAACAGGAGCGTCCCTGGGGTGTTGTAGGACCCGCCGGGCGTGGAGCCCGCCTGATAGCCGGCCGCCGTCAGACGCGGGATATTGCTCCCCATCTGATGGGCCGCCCAGTACACGAGACCCGAGCAGTCAACGCCGGGCGGGATCGAGGACCCACCCCACACGTAGGTCGCGCCAATCGCCATCCTGGCGGCGTTCACGATGTCCGAGGCGGCCATCGTCGCCGTCTTGCCCTTGAGCCACTCCCCGAACCCGTCAACCCAGCGGCCAGGCAGCGCCCCAGCCATGTCGTGGAAGAAACCACTGCCTGGCAGGCCGGCCATGACGGCCTTCATCGGGAGACGGATCAGGTTCTCCACCGCGCCCAGCGGGTCGGAGATGATCGAGGAGACCGCATCCGCCGCGCTGGAGATCCAGCCGGTGGCCGAGTCCCAGCCGGACTTCGCGGCTCCCTTGAGCTTGTCCCAGATGCCGCCGTCGGCGAAGGCTGCGAAGCGCGCCCCCTGGTCTCCGCCGGGGATGTGCGCCCCGCTGGAGCCCTTGGCTGCGGCGTTCATCCGGTGCACGGCAGCAGGGCCGCCGACGGCGCGCACCCACTCCGGCCGCATGATCGCCTCGCCGCCAGACAAGGCGATAGCGCCACCACCGTCAGGCGAGTAGAAGTGGTAGATGTCCCGCCCCGGTGAATAACCGGGCAGGACACCACCGCTGGCGTACCCTGGGATTGCGGAAACGTCGGGGAGTCTCAGTGACAGGCCCAGTTTCTCCGCAATGGAGTCGGCCGTCTTCTTAATACCATTCTTGTAAACGGTATTGATGATGAAATTAATCGGTTTGGCTGCAACCGACTTAACCCCATCCCACACGGTCTGAATACCAGACTTCATATTCTCGAAGGCTTTTTTGATATTCGTGGTGACCGTATCGAAGATCGGCTTGAGCGTGTTCTGGAACCATGTCGCCACCGCGTTGATAGTGGACTTGATGCCGTCCCAGACGGTCTTCAAGCCATTCCACAGCGTATCCGCACCGGACTTGATCCCGTTCCACACAGTGGAGATGACGGGCTGCACGTAGGTCTGGAACCATGAGACGACCGTGAGCACGGTCGCCTTGATCCCATTCCAGATGGTGACAATCCCATTCCACAGGAATTGGGCGCCCACCTGAATCCCGGTCCACACTGCGGAAATGACCGGCATGACGTAAGCAGTGAACCAATCGGCAACGACCTGCACCGTCACCTTGATCCCATTCCAAATCGTGACGATCCCATTCCACAGGAACTGAGCCCCTACCTTGATGCCGTCCCAGACAGCAGCCAGCACGGGAGCCACATAGGCGTTGAACCAGTCCACAGCCACGCCTACGGCCGCCATGATCCCGGTCCAGACGGCCTGAATCCCCACCCACAAGTACTGGGCACCGGTGACCACCCACGACCAGACCGTCGCGAGCGTCGGGGCGACGTAGGCCATGAACCAGTCCACAACCGCCCTCACCGCGACCTGGATCAGGGTCCAGACGACGACGAACGGGATAGACAGGAGCCAGAGCCCAACCTTGATCCCAGTCCACACGGCCTCGAATACCGGAACGACATAGGCGGTAAACCAGTCCGCGACCGTCTGCACCGCAGACTGAATCCCGGACCAGACGCCGGACACGATGCTCACGAGCCCGTTCCAGATGCCCCCCAGGACACTCACGGCACCCGAGATCGCAGGCACCACGTAGGAGGTGAAAAACCCACTGACGGCACCCCACACCGTGTTCCAGACCGAGCTGAGCGCGTTCAGGGTTGCGTCCCAGTAGGGGGCGATCCAGTCCAGGAACTTCTTGAACTCGGCGGTGATCGCCGCCCATGCTTTCTTGCCGGTCTCCGTCTGGGTGAAGAACCAAGCCAAGGCGGCGACGACGGCGAGGATGGCCGTCACGATGAGGATGTACGGGTTCGCGTTCGAGACCACGTTGAAGGCCGCCTGCGCCTTCTTCGCGGCGTCCACGGCCTTCTCCATGGACTGGAGGCTGGTCACCCACTTCAGTACGCTGCCGGCCTGCTTGATCGCGTCAATCGCCTGCGTTGCCTTGTGGAGGGTCCAGAAAGCGCCCGCGGCGGTGCCAACGGTGACAGCCAGGGTGGAGAGCATCCCCTTGTGCTCGATGCCCCAGGACGTCGCTGACAGGAGGGCGTCGCCCACCTTGACAATGGCGTCACGGAGCCCCTCAAGGAAGCCGGTCAGTGGCGAGTTCGGGTCGAGCCCGAACAGGGGCTTGTCCGTCTCCCCGGTGAAGATGATCTCCACGAGGCCCTGCACCGACGGGATGAGCGTGTCGTTGATCCAGGTACCGGCCTCGATAGCGGCATCACGGACATTGAAGAGGAAGTCCACCAGGGCGGAGTCCTCTTCGAGCCCGAAGAGCGAATCGGGGCCCTGATAGTCGCCGGAGAACAGGATGCTGGCGACACCCTGGATCCCGGGAATCAGGGTCCCGGTGACCCAGTCCCCGGCGGCCCGGGCGGACTCCCCGATCTTGAAGAGGAAGTCAACGATCCCGGAGTCCTCTTCGAGGCCGAAGACCTTGCTGGAGCCATCGAACTGGCCCTTGGAGAGGATGTCCCACACGCCCTGAATGCCAGGGATGAGGTTGTTCTGAATCCACCCGAAGGCGTTCTCTGCCCCCGACGCGACGTTCCCCATGAAGTCCGTCAGGGCGGGCTTGATCTGGTCGACAATGCCCATCGCCCCAGACACGAGGGCGGCCTCGAGGTTGCCCCATGCGCCCTCAATCGTCTTGGTTGACGTCGCCGCTTCCTTGGCGACATCCGTCATACCAAGGTCCATCACCGCCGCGTTGAACTCCTCGGCGGTGATCTCGCCTTTCTCCATCGCCTCACGGAAATTGCCCGTGTAGGCCCCGGCCTCGAGTAGGGCTTGCTGGAGTTTCCCGGATGCGCCGGGAACGGCGTCGGCGAGCTGGTTGAAGTTCTCGGTGGTGAGTTTCCCCTGACCTGCGGTCTGGGTAAGCACCATGCCGACGGACTTGAATGTTTCGGCGTTTCCGCCGGCGACGGCGTTGAGGTTGCCGGCCGCCTCGGCGAGTTTGTCGTAGCCCTGGACGTTATTCGACGCCAACTGGGCGGTGATCGACTGGATATCTGAGAGGCCGTAGACGGTCTTGTCCGCGTAGTCTTTTGTGCTCTTGGTGAGCCGGTCGACGTCGGCCGCGGATTTCCCCGCGAAATTCAGGGTGTTCTTGAACTTATTCGTCGCGTCGGAGGCGGTGATCGCCTGGGTGGCGATGTCCGAGAAACCCGCGGCGAGCCCGACGGCGGACGTGACAGCGAGCGCCCCGGCCGCGATCTTCCCGACCTTACGGAACGCGCCACCCAGGCCAGAGACGATACTGCGCTCAGCCGGCCTAGTATCAACGTCCCCCAGCGCCTCCTTGAGCTGCTGGGAGATCGCCTTGGTGGAGAGGGCCACCTGAATCCAGGCTGTGCCGATGGTGTGTCCCGTAGGCTTGCTGCCAGCCATTCCAGGCCCTCCTCTATATGCTGGGAGGCCCCACAGCGGCGTGCTGTGGGGCCTCCCCTCGTGTGGTTATGTGCTGGCCTGGGCGGCCAGTTCTGGGTGCCTGGCGAGCCAGCGGCGGGCCTTGGCGTCCTGCCGCTCCTGCGCCTCCCGGGCCTTCGCCTGCCAGCCGGGTTCGGGCGGCTGCGGCGGCTTCGGCAGGTCACTCTGCTTGGCCCCTACGGCGCTGGCGATGTAGCAGCAGATTTGCCAGGCGGCCATCCTGATGGCGGTCACCTCGTCGGAGAGGGCGACGTCCCCACCCATGGCCCTCCCCAGGGCTGAGCCGGGTGGGAGGCCACGGATGAGGGTCAGTAGCCGCCTAGGCGTCAGCCGGCCGCGGTAGAGGTCCAGGAGGTCCACCCCATAGACCCGCAGCAGGTCGGCTTCGATCTCCTCCCCATGCTCCCGAAGGAGTCTGGGGAGGGCGATCAGTTTCCCGCGTTCAGGGCCTCGAACACCTGCTGGAGGAACTCACCCATGGCGTCGGCGGACACCTTGCCGTCCTTGCGGACGTGGGCCTTCACCTCGTCGTAGGCGTCGCCCAGGACGGCGCGGGTCACGCGCATCATCGCGGCCGGGGAGGCGCTGCCGTCCTCCATGGCGGCCAGCGCCTCGATCACCTCCCAGTCGGACTGGAAGACGGTCGGGTCAACCGTGACGGTGAGACCGTCAACGGTCACCTCGACGACGCCGCCGCCGTTGGCCTCGGCCTCCTGGAAGTCCTTCGGTGTCGCAGCACCGATCTCCTTCGCGCGCTTCCCGGTCTCGCTGGTCTTCTTGCTAGTCATCTGTCGGTCCCTTTCGGTGGTTGGCGGTCCCAGAATGTGTGGTGACCCCACCCCGGCGCAGGGACCGACCATCCGCGCCGGGGCAGGGAGATAAGCAGCCGTCAGGCCGGGATCAGCGACTTCGCGTTGGAGTAGATGACGTAGTCGCCCAGCACCGAGAGCTTGTAACTCCAGGCGGTCAGTTCGCCGACCTTGAAGGCGACCTCGCCGCGCTCACCCAGTTCGAGGCGAGGGAAGACGATCCGCATGCGGGTGCGACTGTCGCCGGTGGAGGCGGTGTCGAAGACGTCGAGGACGCCGGACAGGACGGTGACCGTGCGCTGGGCCTTCGCCGTCAGCTTCGCGACGTCGGTCTTCTGCGGGCCGGCACCGATCTGCTCCTGGATCTTCTCCGCCTTCGCGTTCAGGAAGCGGGTCACGATACTCAGCTTGCTCTCCAGGAGGGCAGCCTCGAGCCCCGTCTCTGACGAGTCCATGAAGGTGCGGACCACGCCGTGGCCTTGGTGGCCTTTGATTTTGGTCACGCTGTCATCCATGGTGAGCTTGATTCCGTCGTCGGACAGCCATCCGCAGTCCTCCAGGGTGGCGGGGACGGCGGTGGTGAGGCCCTGGATCTTGGTGGCGAGGGCGGGGTCGTGGGCGCCCAGGTAGAGACTGTCGTCGTCAGACCCGAAGCCGAGTACGTTGTCGGCATTGGTAGTCATTGGTTCTCCTTACGGATTCCGTGTGGTGATCTGGTAGGTGGCCGTCGCTCGGGCGGCCGCGATAGTCGGGTCGGGCGACTCAGATGGGGCGTTCCCCGTGACCTTCGTGACCGGCCAGTCATGACCGGCCACGAGCGCGTTCACGGCGGCGTCAACACGAAGGGCCAGGCGCATTGCCTGGCCCGTAGTGGGAGCGAAACTGTCGATGGTGACCTGACCGGTGGAGAGCACCCGCTGGTGCTGGCCCTGCCCGCCCGTAGCGAGCACCAGCACCAGAGGATCCGGCGGATCCCCGTTCGCATAGGGGACGGTGGACACGACCTGCACGTCAGGCAGGGCCGCCTTCAGGGCCGACATGACCAGGGCCTTCGTGTCCCGAGACATGCCGGTCATCAGCCGTCACCTCCCCCGATGCTGCCCAGCACCCTCTCCAAGGTGTGGTGTTTGATCTGCTCCAGGCCCGCCTCCCGCGTGCCGGCGTGGACGTAGGCGCGGGCGCGCTTCCCCTTGTTGGAGGAGTGGACCTTGAAGCCATCCCCGGCGCGGGCACGCAACTCCTCGGCGACCTCGGTGACAACGCCCTGGGCCTCATCGGAGGACACGAGCGCCCGGATGCCCTTGCGGTCGAGCTTGAATCTCACGACGCCCATCAGGCACCCCCCGTCGTCTTCGGGTCGGTGGCGGCGTGGAGCGTGACCACGGAGCCCTTGGGCCAGCGAGCCGGGGCGCCCTCGACCCTGTACGTGATGCCGGCGATGCGCAGGAGGTCGCTGGAGCGGATGTCCGGGTGCTTGCCGCGCCAGTACAGGGTGGGCTGAGACACGACCGGCGTTGACCCGGCAGTGACCGGCTCCGACGTGCCGCCAGGGTTGAGCAGGGCGGGCGACAGGGGCGTCTCCACAACCGGTCCGGGGACAGCCTCACCGTACTGGTCGCGCCCACCGTCACCCGCCCTGAGCCTCGTCACGGAGACCAGGCCAGCGGCGATCACGGGGCCACCACCGGAGCCAGCAAGTCCACCTCGAACGCCGCGCTACGGCGGCCCCCCAGTTGCTTCAACTCAGCCGCCCGCAGGAACAGGTCACCCTCCGGGTTGCTGTAGGCGTACTGGTCGGTGAACGGCCCCGTCGTGTGCATCTCGCTGGCCAGGAGGCCCCGCGGCTCCGGGAGCCCGTCAGCAGCCCCCTGCTCGGCCTGCAACGCACGCTTCACGACCGCACAGCAGATACGCTTCAACGTCACCAGAGACGCGTGCTGCCAGCGCGGCGCGGACGCCTTGATGAGGTCCGTCGCATCCTCCAGCAGCACCGCGGCCCGCTTCCGCTCCTGCTCAGACAGGCCACGCCAGCGCGCCTCCAGGTCCTCGACCGTGGCGAAAGCGTCAGCCATTCTTGCCCCGCTTCGGGGACTCCTCCTCGGGCGGGGCGGTGTCCTCGGGGGCCGTGGGCTCCTTAGGAGCCTCAGGGTCCTCGGGGCTGGTCTCGGCGTGCTCGCCACCAATATCGGCGGCGTCGATACCCCACTCCTCCAGCAGCGGAGCAAGCTCCTGCATCGTGGCCTCATCCGCCTCGGCCACACCCTCTACGAACTCGACGTGCGGGGTGGTCACCAACAGCGACGGGTGCTTGTAGCAAGTGATCCTCATGATTCCCTCTCTCTCAGGGCCAGACAGGGGCGCCCCGCGCACTGTGGGGCGCCCCCAAGCCAGGTCAGCCAGCAGCCACCGTCAGGCAGCCGTGAGCCTTCTCGTTGCCGAAGCGCAGGCCGATCTCGCCGTAGATCTGCACGTCATCCGACGCGCCGGTCTTCGCCAGCGGCTCCGCGAAGAAATACCCCTTGCCGGGTACCTCCAGGAACACCGGAGCCAACTGCTCCAGGGACGCCACAATCAGCTTCGTAGCCGGCACGTAGCGGCTGAGCATGATGTTCATCGTCCCGAAGTCGGTCTCCAGGGTCTTCAGGTTGACACCGCCGACGTTGCGGGTGCCCTCCTGGTACTTGGCGTCCTTGATGAACACCTTGGTCAGGGCTCGCTTGAGCTTGGAGTTGACGATGATGGTCCGGGTCTCGCCCTCCTGGAGGCCGCCGTTCGTCCACACCTTCTCGATGAGGTCGAGGACGTCAGCCTCGGTCAGTTCACCGGCCTTGTGGGTGGTAGTCGCCACGTTGGTCTTGATCGCCTCGATCAGGCCCTTGGTCTTGCGGGCGGTCTGGTTGTCCGTCGGGTTGGCGAACGTCCCAGTGATGAAACCCTTCTCGACATCGCGGGCGATCTGCTTCATGGCGGTGCCGATCTGCCAGGCCAGCTCGTCGGCGGGCAGGACCGTGTCACCGATGGTGACGGTCTTCGCACCAGTCGCCGGGGTCACCTGCTTGGTCGCGCCCTGCTTGGTGTAGGAGACGCTGACCTTCTCCTGGTGGATCTCGACGACGTTGTAGTCGGCGAAGCGCTGGCGGCCCTCGGCGGCGGGGGCGGTAGCACCCTCAGTGCGCTGACGGCCGTCGTCCGCGTCGCGCAGGTCGTAGCCGGACCAGGAGAAGATAGTGCTGCCAGCGGAGACGCCGCCGGTCAGGCCACCGATCGAGGACAGCAGCGGCGTGTCCTCAGGGCTGACGGCGAAGAGTTCACCCGTGTAGTTCGGGCAGTTGTAGGTGGTTGCCATGCCGGTGATTCCGGGCATCATGGCTCCTTTCGTTCGTGATGGCTCATCAGTGGGAGCCGAGCTTCAGGGCCTTCAGGGAGGCCGTGAGTGTCCGGTCTCCGGCCGCTTCGGCTGCGGCGATCTGCTCATCGAGGGAGGCGGCTCCCGCTCCGGGCGGGTTGCCGTGGTGGCGGACGACCGGCTGAGCGGGGTCCTCGGCGGGCTTGGCCTGCTCGGCCGCCCATGCCTTGACCTGCTCGGCCCAGGCGGCGGGGTCGTCGCCGGGGCCTGCGAGGATGCTGACGGGGACGCCGGTCTTGGCAGCGACCTCGGCTCGCTCCTTCTCGGCCCGCATGGCGGCCAGGTCGGCCTGGAGGCCGGCTAGGGTCTCGGCCTGCTTCTGGGCTTCGGTCTTGCCTGCGTCCTCGGCGGCCTTGATCTGGGCTGCGAGGTCGTTGGCGCGCTTCTCGGCCTCTCGACGGGCTGCGCGCTCGGCGGCTAGGGCCTTCTTGCCGGCGTCTCCGAGCGTGTCGGTGGCGTCGCCCGTCGCGGGCTCCCCACTGGTCTGCTCGGTGGTCTCGGTGACCTCGGTCGGCTCCGCGGACTCATCGGCACTTGCGGCCTCAGCGGCCTGGGCGGTCTTGCGCATTGGGTTCTCCCTCGGTGATAGGTGCCATCGCGGCACGACAAAGCCCCCACCATCGCGGCAGGGGCTCGGTAGGTGTTTGGTCACTCGGCGGGCTTGATCCCGTCAGTGAAAGACTCAGGGGCGATGCGCCGCATCTCGGCGGCTATCGCCTTGTCGTCAACGGTGGCACCGGACGCCTTCACGGCCGCCCTGGCCTCGTCGTAGGCGGCACGCAGCCGCTTCGGGTCATAGCCGTCGATACGGGGCTTCTGCCCCTTCCACAGCGGCGTCGGCACGCAGTGGCAGTCATGGTGGTAGGAGTGCCCCTCACCGCCAGCCGTCGCCTTCGTCGCGTAGACGAAACCGCGGCTGGCGAGCATCGAGCACCAGGCGCAGCAGCCGCCAGGGCCCGGCACACGCGCCCACCTCGGGCGGGCAGGGTCAGCGGCCGCACTCATCTCCACAGTCCGCTTCCCCTGCGCCACAATCGAGCGCGTCAGGTGGTTCCGCAGCTTGTCGAGCGTGTCCTCAGGGTCCCCGTCAAACAAGCCCTTGGCGGCCCACCGCGTGGTCCGCTCCACCTGCTCGGCCGACAGGCCATCGGTCAGAACAGCAGTGAACCCGTCACCGGCGGCGGACACGTCACGCAGCGCGTCATACCAGTCAGCGGCAGACGCGGCCGAGATGTCCCCATACCGGGTCAGCAGCCGGTCCATGACCTCACCGAGCGCGTCACGCGCCACGGCAGGGTCAAGGGCAGCCAGGTCCAGGCGGGCCGCGAAGGCGTCGAAGTCCTGCACCGCCATGTCGGCCGCCCGGTCCAGCGCCTTGTCCAGGCGCTCCAGGTCAGCCCGCGTCGCCACCGCTAGTCACCTCGACCGGGGCCTCAGCGGGCTCCTGCGGCGCCCCCTCAGTGGGGGCCGGGGCGGGCGTGGACGCCAGCAGACGATCCAGCACCCCACCAGCCTGTGCCCGCTTGATCTGCGACCTGATACGCACAATCTGCTCGGCGCTGTACCCCAGTTCCTCCAGGGCCACGTCGGTTTGAGCAAGCTCCGGGATCGCGCTGATCTGCTTGACCACAGCGTCGCTCTGGCTGACGACGGACGGCATGGCCGGGTTGCGCCAGCGGGTCGCGAGGTTGCGCACCTCGTCGTCCATCTCCGTCACGGGGATCCCGTCACGGAGGCAGATGGCGTCCTGCACGATCCGGTTCAGGCCGTAGCCGATCGACCGCGTGGTGTTCATCGCCTCGATGACCAGCTCCTCCTTGGCGGCATAGATTGCCTCAGCCGAGGACGGGTTGTCCTGCACGATCCCGAGCGCGGAGATCGGCAGCGACGTCGCCGAAGCGAACTCAGCCGCCAGGGCGCGCTTCATCGCCAGGAACGGCTCCATGGATTGCTGCGGGATCACCTGGAGGTCGGGCTTGTCCCCGTCCTCATCCTTCGGCAGCGACTTGAGGCGCCCCATGTACCAGGACCAGAGCGGAACCTTCTCGCCCTGGGCGTCCTGGAACATGGTCTCATCCGCACCCAGCAGCAGCAGCGCCGGAGCCGCGTACAGGTCGCTACTGACCTCCGTGCGGAAGCCAGCCCGCACCACGCGGTCCGTGATCGACATGACCTCACGGCTGATACGCGACCGCCCAAACGGCCGGCCGAGCGCCGGCCGGTACGGCAGCGTCTCCATCGGGACCCGCCCCAGGGAGTGATCCATCCTCGCGACGGCCACCCAACCCCGGTCCCCCAGGGCCAGGCGAGTCACATGCTCGGACGTCAGCAGTAGCACTGAGGTGGGCTTGCCGTTGTCGTCAGCGGAGTCCACCAGCAGGCCAGCCTCCAGGCCCCTACGGCGCACGTCCCACAGGCCCGTCGCCCACAGGGCGTCAGCGCCCGTCACAACGACGTCGGGGTCACCCACAGTCGGGTCACCCGGCAGGGCCACCACGAACGAGCAGCAGTAGGTCAGGGTCGCGTCCACAAGCTCGGGCACGAGCAGGTCGAAGCGGTTCTCGTGCAGCAGCGACATGGCCCCTAGGGGGTCCTCCTCGCCCGACGGCGACGTGACCCCATCCCACATGCACCGGGACGCCAGCGACGTGACCGCCTTGTCCGGCCAGCCACAGACGATGTCCAGTTGATCCCGCATGTAGGGCGGCACCGAGGCACCCAGGAACGCCACGTTCACCTGCATGTCCCGGTACTGGCGACGGAGAGCATTCCGTGAGCGCTTAGCCTGCCACTGCTTGATGAGCCGCATCATGAGGGCGGCATCATCCTCGGCCAGGCCGACGACGTCGGTCGGCACCGGGGAGTAGTAGGCCATCAGGTCCATCACATCACCACCCCCACGCGGGCGCCGGAGAGTTCTCGCGGCCGTCTCTTGGTTGTCTTCGCGGCCCAGTGGGCCAATGTCAATGCGTCCATGCCCGCCGACGTCATCCCCTCCGGGGCGGTCCAACCGAACCCGCCGCCCGCGCCGATCTTCCGGCGGGAGATGACGGCAGCCTCAGCCTCAAGCTCGGCGTCGTCCGGGTGAGACAGGGACCGGTCCCGGATCGCTGCATCCATCATCGCGTGAGCGCTGATGACCTGATCCGTCGTCGGCGTCCAAATCACCTTCGGACTGAACCCCGCGGCACGGAGCCGATCAACCAGGTCACCGGCACCGGACTTGCCGTCCACGACGATCTGCGCCCACCGATCCCGGTGCTCAGTGAGGTAGTCCAGGATCCAGTGCACGCCCTCACCCATGTTCCGCACCCCCTGCGAGGTACACAACTGGCCGAAGACCGCCTCGGACTTGCGCTCAGGCTTCCGGCCGGCACGGGCCAGCGCCACCGTGGAGCCGTCCACCGAGAAGCGGACGGCCGCGCACCAGCGCAACCCGCTCGGCGGCTCATCCACCGTCAACGCGTTCCACGCCTCACGGCCAATCGCCTGAGACGCGACCTCCGGGTCCCAGATACCCATACCCTCACGCCGGAACGACTCAGGACCAAGCTGACGCTTCATCCGCAGGATCGCCGACTCCGGCGTCCGATGCGGGTAGGAGGGGTTTCCTTTCTTCCACTGGCGGCGGTCTTCCGGGTCGGCGTCGTCATCTGCGCCTACCTCGACATACAGGCCATCGCGCAGGTCGCCGGCGAGCGCCTGCTTCCTGAACGTCGCGAACGCCTCGCTCGGGTCCGTCGGCCTCGGCGGCGTGCCCAAGCGCAGAATCAGTGGGTTCGGGGCCGTGTTGACCGCAGGCACCATGTCATCCAGAGCCCGCTGGCCGAGAATCTGCGCCTCATCGAAGGTGATGATGTCGACGCCAGCGAAACCGCGGCCGAAGCCGCCCTCACGGGCGCCGAACAGGATCCGGCTCCCATTGGTGAACTTGATCTGCTGCTGGCCGTTCGCTTGCCGAGGTCGGCCATCGATGTACGGGGCGATCTCCGGTTTCAGGGCGAGGCCCTGCATCGCCGCGAACGTCTCATCCGCGGTCCGCGTCCTGTGCGCCGTCCAGAGGACAAACAGGCCCTCCTGGAGGGTGCACAAAGCGAAGATGATCGCCCCGAAGGTGTAGGTCTTGCCCACCTGTCGCGGCATCGAGACCTGTACGCCGTCGATGCCGGCCGCGTACATGCCATCCTTGCGCTTCGCCAGGATCGCGCGCCCCAGCCCATCCTGCCAGCGGTCGAAGCCCAGCCCGAAGAGCTTCGCCCGGTCACGTACGCGCGGCCACCCCGTAGAGGTGATCCCCTCAGGCAGGATGAGATGCTTCGCGATGTCAGACAGGCGGGGCTCAGATGTCCCCGAGCCCATCCTCATCCTCCGTCGCCTCAGTCGCCGTCTGCCGCTCACGCTCCTCGCGAGCCAGGTCGATCTCCCGGATCGTCCTGTCCACCTCCAGGAGACGACGGGATAGGGCGGCAAGATCACGGGCAGGGGTCTCAGGGCTATCGATAGACGCAGCGAGGCGACGCCTGAGCGTCACCATCACATCCCTACTATCCCCGTGCTCCGTCGCGTCAAGGACGCTCACAGGGGCCTGAGGGGCCGTCTCGTCGTCCCTCACGGCGCGGAGCTTTCGTGCGGCACCCATAAGCACCCCCTTGGAAAAAAACAGTGGGGAGAGATGCCGCTATACCCACGGGGGTGCGAGAGCGGGGAACGGGAGGGTATTCCCCCCTGTCCCAGCGTTTCTACGGCTACTCTACCAGGTTTCTGTGTCGGTTGTCTGTCGAATTCGGGCCGGTTGATGGCGTTTGCGTTTTGGTGGCCGTGTTTTTCTGCCGTTTCCTTTGCGTTGGTTGCATTTTCGGCAGATGATTTGGATATTCTCTAGTGAGTCGTTTCCGCCTCGACTGTGAGGCACGATGTGGTCGGCCTCGGGTGAGGATGGCAGTAGGCCAGCGTCCCAGGTGAGGCGGACGTGGCAGAGTGGACAGTGCTCCAGTCCTGCGGCGCGAGCGCTGCGCTTAGCTGCGGCGGAGTTCCTGAGCCAGCGTGTAGTGCCGGTGCGTGAGGTGGTCATCGGTCCTCCTCGCGCGCGTGCGCACGCGGGCCGCGTCGTGCTGCTGTGCACGTGCGGCCCGCGTCGCTTCTCCCCATTCCCTTCTCCCCAGAAGGGTGGCAACAGCGGAGCCCAGCAGTCTCGTGGACGGCTGGGCTCTGACACTTTGCCTATGTTCGTAGGATGCGCGTTTCAGTCGCAGTGCGCAAGTGGTGGCGCACGCTGGCGTGTTGCGGTTTGGTCACACGGTTGGGGGGTTCTGTTGTGGGGTGCCCCCGTTGTCGACGCCCCCTCCCCTTGCGTTGATACCCCCGCCCCCTTGATTGACGGGGGTGCCCCTGTTTTGTGTGGGGGTGGGGTGTTTGCTGCGACCCCCCTCTTTGTGTGGCCTACCCCACTGTTTGTGCATACCCCTTGGGCTTGACCCCATTGTGTATGCCGACATACACTTAAGCCATCGGGAACGAACCCGATGCCCCAACTACATAGAGAGAGGAGGAACCGTGAACCAGGTTCTCACCATCATCGGCACGGCAGCGTCGGTGCTGGGACTGCTGGTCTCGCTGATCGCACTGCGGCTCACCTGGCCGCCGGACGGTAACGGCAAGCACCGGAAGTGAGAGACGGCGGGGATTGAAAATGTCCCAATCATCTTCAATCCCCGCCCTCCTGGTCAGGGTACATCCTCTCGGGAAGGAACGTCATGACCGCCTCCGGCCGCCGCCGCGTCGTGATCGCCTCGCTGGCAGTCGCCGTCGTCCTGGCCCTGGGTGGTGTCGTCGCCGCAACGACCACCGCACTGGCGCCCTGGGTGATCTGGGCCGCAAGCTTCTGCGTCGCCGCCGGCAACCTGGCCGCCGCCTTCGCCCGCCGCAACAGCAACTAACCCCCCCCATCGCCCGCCCCGGAAAGGGGGCGGGCGCCCCCGGAAAGGAACTCCCCATGGCCCGCTACAACTGGAACCCCGCCAAGTACTACGACGCCCCCGGCGCTGTCCTCGCCGCCGACGCCCCGGACGGTGCTCACATCACCTTCTTCCTCGACTCCATCGACGACGACGTGCAGGCGTCGTTCATGGTGCGTCACCCTGGCGGCTCCTACTCGACGACGGAGGATCCTGCTTGCTGGCCTGACCTGGAGGTCTACGTGCCGCGCGAGGAGTGGCCCGAAGAGATCTACGCCGGCGAGCACGGCCCGTCGGAGCGCACCCCTGACTCGGCGGTGACGAAGGCTATCGACGCCTACCGCCGGATGATCTTGGACGCCCTGGATGACTGACCACCCACCTGCCCGGCCCTCACCTCGGGGGCCGGGCCTGACCTGGAAGGAGTAGCGATGAGCGCTGAGACTGAGCGCGCATTGGAGGAGGCTGTGATGGCGCATGTGGCCGCCGAGGGTGATGGTGACATGGTTGGTGCGTGGCTGCTGCTTGCGCAGACGGAGCGGATCACGGATGCGGAGGAGGGGCGTAGCGCCTACCACTCCCACCTGCGGGGGAACTCATTCACGATGGTGGGCATCTGTGATGCCTGGAGGCATTCGGTCATGGTGAGCACGGTGAGTGACTCATGAGCGCGAGCGAGGTCCCGAGCTTGATGGAGTTGGATCGGCTGCGTTGTGAGGTTGAGGCGGTTCGTGAGGCGCTGGGCGAGGTTGAGGATCGGCGTCGTGCTGCGGCGGTGGCTGCGGTGCGGGCCGGGAAGGGCAAGCGTCCGGTGGCGCTGGCTGCGGGGGTGACTCGGCAGACGTTGGACAAGTGGCTGGGAGACTGGACGCGCAAGCGCTAGGAGAACACGGGAGGCGCCCCACCTGGCTGGTGGGGCGCCTCCGTCATGTTCGGAGGACCAGGAGCGGACCTTCCTCTCTCGGGTGGTCCGGGAGCCTCATGATGGCGTGTCCGGGCCCGAAGGGGATGGCTTTGGCTGGCAGCCTGCCGGGCCGGTTGACGGCGATGGCGACGCGGGCGATAGCGCCTGCTAGGCGGTCCCACTCGGCGTCCTCGGCGTCGCGCTTGGCTTGCTCCTCGGCGCTCGCGGCCACCCAGGGCGCTTCGGGCCATGGGTGCGCGATCTCGACGTCGTTCACTTCATGGCTCCGATGGCGTCGCGGGCTTCGGTGAGCATGTCGATCACCTGGTCTATGGCCTCGGTGGCGTCGGCTACTGGCAGCCCGGCTGCGAGGCCTCCGATGGCGGCGGCGTGTCCCATCATGGCGGCGGCGAGGCTTCCCTTCATGGACGCCTTGACGGCTTCCTCGGCGACGGCGGTGATCGCCGTCTGGATCATCTCTGGCGTCATGCGGCCTTGTCCTTCCTGTGTGCTGCGGCGGCGAGTAGGTCGCCGACGTGGTATCTGCCGTCTGTGTCGGTGAGGTGGCCCCTGTGTTTCCAGAGTCGGATCGTGGCCGGCCTCGTGGGGTAGCCCGCCTGGGTCAACAGTCGGGCGCCTTCGTCGGGGGTGACGAGCCAGTCGGCGGCCGCCTCCAGGTGGCTAGCGAGGAGGGGCTGGAGTTCCCACTGGGTGTCGCAGGCCGGGCACCTGGCCCACGAGGATCCCGCCGCCGCGTAGATGGGCTGGTCGCAGACGCCCCGGTCCTCCAGGTCGGTGAGGCACCTGCCGTAGAAGCGCGCGTCCTCGGGGACGTCCACGAGGGCCGTGATGGCCCGGATGGCGGCCAGGACCTCGGGGATGAGGGCGGCTAGCTCGGGCCGGCCGGGGTGCGCGGACGCGCCCCTGAACGCCCATGAGACCTCTGTCCACGTCTGCGGCGTGGTGGCCCCGAGGAGGTCATACGCCGCCCACTTCCCCCACTTCAGTAGCGTGCGCTCGTGGGCGCTCGCGGCCTGGATGATGCCGAGCCGCACCGGGGGCCGGCTGCATGGGGTGGTGGCCGCCCCGCCGCCTTGGCCGCGCTTCAGGCCGGCCTTAGCGGCATCCAGGGCGCCCATGAGCGCCGCGATACCCTGTGCGGCCCCGTCGAGCCGCCGGCAGGCCGTCACGCTCACGAACCTGTCACCCCGCAGCGGCTCCCCCGTCACCGGGCAGGAACGGGTCTCGACGCTCACGCCAGGAACCCCGCGGCGACGGGAACGCGGATCAACCCACACCACTCATCCAAGGGGGCGACCATGCCGTCATCCTGCCCGTCGGCGACCTCACGACGAATGAGATCCGGGTTGAGGATGTCAGCGAGGTCCGCGAGCTTCTCCCCACAGATGGTGACCTGCCCGTCGCGGATCGTGAGGATGACCGCCGCCGGGTGCTGGTCAGTCATGGTGGTTCTCCTTCTCCTTGGCTCGGTCGGCGGCGTAGCGGATGGCGTCGGCGATCTGCTGGACGGCCCGCTCCGACGCGGCTGCACGTTCGCGGAGGCCCCTGATCTCGATGAGCGCGAACCACATGGCGATGCTCAGGCACAGGGGCACAAGCCCCGTCAGGATCCAGTGAATCCAGGCGCTCACTTCTCCTCCTCCTCTTCGATGGTCTGGGCGGCCCAGGCGAGGGCGTACCAGCCCATCTCGATCAGGTCACCTCTCGGGCCGTCACTCATGCCGTCGTCGAGGCTGGTGGCGATGTCCCCGATGAAGAATGAGAGGACGATGAAGTCGGCCCGAACGGGGTTGCCTTCGGCCCGTGACTTGATCTCGGCGAGGGCGTCACTGTGTGGGTTCTCGAGGTTCGCCCAGTCGGCGCAGATGCGGGCGACCATGGTGAGCGGGGTGGCCTTGCGGGCTGCGCTCTGGACGCTGGCGAGGGCGTCCAGGAGGAGCGAGAGGCGTTCCTCCTGAGTTGAGTCGGCGTCGATCATCCTGCCGCCTATGTCCTTGACGCGGGTGACGGCCCGGTCGAGGGCGCTGGGCTTGCTGGCGGGCAGGTGGGAGAGGACTTCCAGGAGGGGCGGCTCCAGGGACTCGATCACGTCGATTCCCCTGAACGCATCCTGGAGCCTCTTGAGCGCGGCGGTGGGGACGGGGGTCACCTCCTCCCACTCGTCGATGCGCGCTCCGAAGTAGCCTTGCGGGAGGAAGTGCGTATCAATCCCGTATCCACCGTGCGGCGCCCTCACGGCGAATTTCCCGTCAATTGGGCTGCCGTGAATACTGCCCTTGATGATGCGGATGAGTGGCGCTACAGGCCAATTGCTGGTCATGGTTGCTCCCGGAAGTTACTGGGTTCGGATTGTGACGTCTTCTGTGGTGGCTTCATGGCCGCATTTTTTGCAGCGTATGACGGCTATTTGCCCCCAATGGACTCGGGTGACGTGGTGCGGGCGGTCACTGTTACCGACCGCATGGAATTCGACTGTCACTTCCGGGTCGAGGTAGTGGTCGCCGCACCGGATTAGGTGCCGGTCGGGGTCGTATACCGCCATGTCAGCCTCCGATGATTGCGCGCCAGGTGGCGACGATGATCCAGGCGATGGCGCTGATGACGGCGAAGGCGGCGGTGAGGGCGAGGATGAGGCCGACGGCCTGGCCGAGGCGCTGACTGAAGCTCGGTGTGGGTTTCATGGGTTCTCCTAGGGTTGAGCGGGATTCTGGTGGGTTGGGGTGGAGGCTGGCCCCGGGCCAGCAGTCGGGGGCCAGCCGTTGGGTTTAGAAGGGGGGCTCACCGGGCTGGGCGCCCCCGGTCCCCCACGGGTCCTGCGCCGCCGCGGGGACGTTCCCCGAACCGAACGCCGCCGGCTGCGCGGGCTGCTGGCCGTGCTGGGCGGGCTTCGGGTGCAGCCCCCAGGTGTCCACGTTCAGGTTCAGGGCCGCGGCCGGCTGGCCGTCGTTCCCGGCCCAGGCGCGCACGCTCGGCCGTCCGGTGAGGGTGAGGAGCTGGCCTTTCTGGACGTGCTCACAGAAGGTCTCCGCCTGGTCTCCCCATACGCTGGCTCGCACCCACACGGTGTCGCCGGCGTCGACCCACTGCTGTGTCTGCTGGTCGTATCGGCGGGGCGTGTATGGGACGCTGACATTTGCGACGGGTTTCCCGGATTGGGTGAATCGCATTTCGGGGTCGGCGGCCGCATACCCGGTGACCGTCATTTCAAGTTGTGGCCTTGCAGCCATTTCCTGTTCCTTTCTGGGGTGGTCATATTGTCGCGTTTTCACGCAGCATTGTCGAATTGGGACACGCCGGGGCGAGATATTCCGCGATCAGATCCGCGTCGAAATCAATCAGACGAATCGGAATGACCTCATCATCGCCGGCCGCGAACCTCTCCCACGGGGTCATTTCGCATCACCCGAAACGACGCCGAGAATCGTTGCGATATCCTGATGCAGGAACCCCTTACCGGACTCTTGCTCCAAGAACATGGCCGCGATCTGCTTCGATGCCTCAGTCTCATGGCTCAACACCTTTACGAGAGCGATGAGATTCGCGACCCGCATCTGGTCCGCAATCTCAAGGAGAGCACACACGTGCGCCTCAGCCGTCGGGTCCCCATCATCGGTCGAGAACATGGTCGTCTCAGCCACAGCCCGCCACGACGGCGGCTCCGGGAACGTCGGACGCTCATCGAACTTCACGACTCCTCCTCAGGGGTCCAGACGATGGTGTAGGGAGTGCCGTCGTCAGGTAGCGTGTGGTGCATGCAGCAGCAGCCACCAATGGGTTCCCAGCCGTTTGCCTCGTAGTGCTGCCAGGCATCCCCGTTCTTGTCGATGACGACGGTCCCAGTGGGCAGGTCACTGCCGTCACCCTCTACCGCGCGCGGGGCGTGCGCCTCGAAGACAGCCGCGCGCTTCTCCGCAGCCCTGAGGTATGCCTCGGTGAGGTTTATGTGCATGATGAGCGCTCGGCAACTCTTGCAGAGATCGGCGACACGTGTCGGCCAGTCCTCGCCGTTCTCGGCACGAATCACGACGTTCTGAATGGAGTCGATGGAGCGGGCGTCAAACGGGTCATACGAGATACTCACCGCTCCCCTCCGTCCTGGTAGCGCGCGAGCCAGGCGAGGGCGAGTGCCCCGACCTGGGTGACTTCGGCGATGGTGTCGGCCCCGTGGCCGGTGCCCTGGGCGTTGTCGTAGGTGAGGGAGGCGGCGACCTCCCCGACCTCCTCCGCCAGGGCGTAGAAGCGGTTTTCGTCCGTCGGGCCGTCCGCATCCAGGGTCATGCCCGGGTGCTTGATGGCAGCCCGCTCGTACTCGGCGACGAACAAGGCAGCCGGATCCTGGACACCGAGGTTTGTAAGCAGTGCCGACGCCCACCACGCGATAGTGCGAAGGTAGTGGGACGTTGCCGCCCTGAGCCCGCGACCGTCGTCGATTCGGAGGGCAATCCTGGAGAGGTCGGCGTGCCAGAATCCTACGGCCGTAAGTGGCAGGACTAACTGTGCGGATGCCTCGGCAGCAATCTCTTTAGCGGTCTCAGTGAATGGGCATGTGGTCATTGGTGTTCCTTCCGGTGGGTGTGGGTGATGAGGATGAGGGTCCTGCCGCCTCCCGTGGGTGTTTGGGGCAGACGACTTCGCCATCCATGTAGTCGGTGATCTCCCAGCCGAGGCGGTCAGCGATTGAGTGCGCGACGCTAAGGAGGGTGACGCACCGGTCCATGTCGTCGGGGCCTTCGGGGAAGTCGATCCGCTCCTCACAGCCGGGCCAGTCGCAGGACATCGACACATAGGCCCGCCTGACCGGGATGACCTGGATCATCGCGACCTCGCCTCCACCGAGACGTACCCCAAGCCGAGGAGGGAGACAGTGCAGAGGTAGGAGAGCCCGAGGCCAGCTACCCACTTCACCCACATCGCGACCGCTAAGGTGCGCACCAGCATGGCGAGGGCAATGAACGCGCCGAGCACGCACACTGCGACGAAGACAAACGGGCAGAGCGCCAGGAAGTCGCGTGCACCCATCTCACTGCCCCCCGTCCTGGAAGAGGTCGGCGGGGTCGGGGTACTGCTGGGGCTGCTCGACGGCCGGCGTCAGGCGGCGCCCGCCGCCGTCCACGCCCAGGTCGCGCATGAGCCCATCCACCGTAAACCCCTGAATCGGGAGGTGCTGACCCTGGGCGGCCTTCACCTTCAAGGACCGTAGCCCCGTCAGGTACGTCTCACCCGGGGCCCGCATCTCCACGGTGCCCGTCACCTCAAACGGGAGGGACTTCTCCGCACGTACCTTCCACGTCTTGTCCGTCGTCGGCCGCCCGTTCGCCATCACCGTCACCTGCTCCAGGCGAGCAGTCACGAGCACGGGGCCGGGGTGCGAGTTAAGGGCGGTCACGAGCTTGCGCCACTGCCGCTTCGCCGTGTTCCACTGGTCGATCGTCATGGAGGTCTTGCCGCGGCGGATGGTGACGGCCTCCTGCTCGCCGATGAGCATGTCCCAGACGTTGGTGATGGAATCGACGACGATGCAGTTCGGCTTCCCGCCGCGGGCGGGTTCGGCGCTGGCGTCTCGGACGGCCTGGAGGATGGACGCCATGGTGCCGTCGTGCTCGACGATCTCGTAGCGGGCGCCCGGCAGGGATCCGTACATGTCGGCGTCGGACTCGCCGACCTCGATCCAGAACGTGCGGCCGATCAGGTCGGAGGCGCTGAACAACGCGGCTGCGTAGGACTTGCCGGACTTCTCCGCCCCGGCGAGGAGGAGGAACGGCCAGGAGACCTGCCCGGTCGGCTTGCGTGTCTTGAGAGCCATGGTCAGTCCTTGTCTGAGTCGAGGTAGTAGGCGGGGGCGGAGATTTGGTGGACTTCGGCGGGGATGCCAGGCCAGTCCCCCGATTCGAGGCAGTCCCGGTACAGGCGCAGCGCCTTCTCCACCTTCGTCTTTCCGAGGTCGTCGAAGCTCCAATCCATCTCGCAGACGCTCACGAGGTATGGGGGGCGCTTGGAGACGACGACGTGGAGGAAGCGGGCGTCCTCGCTGGTGAGGTCACGCCAGATGCGCCGGTACCAGGCTCTCTGCACGTCGTAGCCGTAGCGGGCGGCCGCCCTCGTGAAGGCGTCGGGCTGGGCGTCGTCCGTGGTTTTCAGGTCCACCAGGACGTGCGCGCCGTCCCCACCGGCGGGGGGCATGATCCAGTCCAGGCGGCCACGCATCCACACGCCGGTTCCGGGGTCCTCGTTGAAGACGCTGACCTCCGGGTCGCCGTCGGCGAAGATTCGCCGGCACAGGGGGTGCTCGGCGACGGCGGCGGCGCAGTCGTGGATGGCGTCGTAGACGTCCGCCTTCAACGGGATCCCACCGTCGGCGCGGACGTCAGCAGCCCATTCTCGGGCCGCCTTCGTCCCCGTTGACCCGGACGCGGACAGCACGTCCTCCGGGTAGCACTCCAGGTGCGCGCCCACGCCAAGCACGAGCGAGTGGACGGCGCTCCCGAAGTCGAACTCCGGGCGGGGTGCTCGCGGGCTGTTCCGGTAGTGGTGGAGGGCCGCGGGCGCGTCCAGGATCATCTTGGCTTCGGTGGATGACAGGGAGCGGTGGGGGGTGGGGTCGGAGTGGTACCACTGCTCGTCGAGGCCGTGATAGATGCCGGGCTTGTCGATGATGAGGCTCATAGCGGGTAGGTCCTTACGCGGCTGGGCATGGGGGCTGGGGAGACGCAGGGGTGGCCGGCGGCGGCGAGTTCGGCGACGGTGGGGTACTTCCTGACCTTGGGGGCAGGCTTGGCGGTGACTCCGCGGTCGGAGCACGCCTTGCACAGGCCGCGCCTGTGGACAGGGACGGTGCCGGGCATGTCTGCGAGCTTGATCCGGGTTGGGCGAATGCGGCGCTTGCAGCCTTCGCAGTAGTGGGGGACGCTCCAGTCGATTGCGCCGGGGCGGGATGCGGCGCTCACTGGGCGTCTCCTTCGACGCTGATGCGGATAAGGCAGTGCTCGCGGCGGATGAGGCCGGTGGGGAGGGAGCCGACGTGCTCCCAGCCGGCACGCTCGAGCTTGCGGACCTTGCAGCGGCCGAACGGCCCCCAGGTGGGGACCCAGCGGGACTCGTAGAGGACGAGGGTCGCGGCGATGGTGCTCATGGGGTGTTCCTTTCGGGGAGGTGGGAGGTTAGATGCCGTTGGTGAGGGCGTCGGCGTCGACGCGGAGGAGGGTGGCGAGCGAGTCGAGGAGCCTGGCCCGGTTGGTTGCGTGCCGGCCGAGGACGCCCCAGGTGAGGTTCGCGTCGATCCGGCCGGCCCCGCGCCGCTGACGGTCCCGCTCATCGAGGGCCGCGGCCTCCGAGTCCTGGTAGTCGGCACAGGCGCACAGGAACTCGGCCGCGTCGCCGACATCCACGCCGTCGCCACCAACGTGGTCGAGGCGGGTCACAGGTCCGCCACCCACGCCATCCAGGCCGTGGTCTCCTCGCCGAGCTCGGCGGAGGAGAGGGTGTCGTCCCTGCTGGGGGTCGCCCAGACTCCGCCGTCCTCGTCGTCGATGCGGGTCCAGGCTCGCCCGGCTTCGTCGCGGACGACAGTGCCGTTCGGGAGTGCCCAGAGGTCGTGGGAGTACATGCGGGCCCGCCCGTAGGCGGTGGCAGTGACGGCGCGCAGGATGGATTCGAGGGCGGTGATCTGGTCGGCGTTCTCCTCGCGCTGGCAGAGTTCAGCAAGGATGTGGGCGCCACGGTCGGCGGCTTCCTTCCACCATGCCTCGAACTTGTCGCGCTCTGCTGTGAGTGTGTCGATGGTGTCGCGCTGTTCGCGGACGGTGGCGGCGAGGGCCTGCTCGCTGAGGGTGGGATCCGCGGCCTGTGTGGTGGCCTTGCGCTGGTCAGCGGCGAGCATGAGGAGGCTGATCGCTCCGATGGCGTCTCCGCCGGAGCGGTCGAGGAGGTCGCGGGCTTTGGTGGCGTAGGTGGCGGCCGCGTCGTCGCGGACCTGGGCGCAGGCGGCGAAGTCGCTGCGCACCGGCTTGGGGTAGAGGTTTTCGATCCTCATTTTTCATGGTCCTTTGTTCTGGGGATTGGGTGGGTCGGGTTGGGGAGCCCGCGTTACCCACATGGATAACCTAGTGCTCCATATGGATGATGCGCAAGCCAGGAGCGTCCCGGTTACCGAATCGTGACGACGGGGATGCGGAAGCGTCTAACGCCCCTCAGGCCCCAAAAAAAGGGTGACCCTATCGGAAACACACACGAGGGGACGCTAGGCCGCTCTAGGGGCCTTACTCGCACGATTCGGGGCACTCCCGGGGCGACCACCACCCCCGGGGTGCGACGAACGCGCCAAAGCGGCCAGCACCTCACGCGCCCGAGCCGCCCCATCACCCGACGACTCAGACGACGGCGCAGCCGTCAACTCAGCCACCGGACGGGCCGGCGGAAGCGCATCCGCCCACGGAACACGCCCAGCACCCAGCGCGTGATCCATCCGAGCCAGCACCTCCGGCAACGGCGTCGCCGGCTCCAGCTCGGCCACCTGAACCGCCTGCGCCAACGCAGCGCGCCCATGCCGGTCCGCATCCACGTCGGCCGCACCGTTACCGATGGCCCGCAGGAAGCCCCGCAGGTACGCCGACTGCTCGAAGCCGCTGCGGCCCTCCGTCGGCAGGCTGTGACGCTCGCGCCAGGCCCGGATTCGCTCGCCCCGGACGGCCTTCGCGGCCCGGTTCACGTGCTGCGGTTTCGCCGCCCCGTAGGTCTCGACGTCGCCGGATGCGACGCGGCGCACCGCCTCGGCGAGCACCTCGTCGGTCATGTCCTGGTCCAGGAGCGTCATCCAGGCGCGGATGCGTCGCTTGCCGCCCTCGGCGTCGACGATGCCGGGAAGCATCCCGGCGTCCACGAGGATGCCGATCGCCAGACTCACGCCAGTCGCGGTTGCCATCAGAGCCCCTCCTTCGCGAACTGCTCAGCCAGGTCGTAGAACACCTGCCCGCCCTGGGATTGCCCGCCACGGGGCCGCTGGGACTGGAGGCGGAGCGTGTCGAACTTCTGGCGGAGCTTGGGGACGCTGAGGACGTTGGCGCGCCAGAAGTCGTTGCCGTCCACCCAGTCGATGATGCGGGTGATCTCTTCGACGCTGCGGCCGTCGCGGTCGATCATGAGGCGGGCCTGCGTGCGCCAGGCTGCGGTGATGCGTGGGGCCCGGCCGGTGCGACGCTGGACGCTTGCGGCCATGGCGTCGCAGACGGCATCGACGTCGGGGCGGTGCTCGACGATCGGAGTCGGCTCGGGGGGGCCCTCCTCGTCGTGCACGCATCCTCTCTCCGACGTAGTCGGAGAGAGAGATGAAGTACGTAGTACTTCATCCTCTAACTCTGTCTCTGTCTCTGCTTTCGGTTTGGGTTTCGTTTGGGTACCCGAGTCGGTTACCGACTCGGTAACCGAGTGGGTTTTCGAGTCGGTTTTGCGGGGGCGGCCACCGCGTCTCCCATTGGCGGTATTCCGGGCAAGACGGGCATTCACCTCCTCGGCGGACTCTTGGTGGTCCAGGAAGTCATGAATCATGTAACCGCCATCACTCGTGCGCACCAGGGACGGAGAAGTGGGGTGGTTGGTGCACAACTCGGTTACAGGGTCGGTTACGTGGTGGGCACCCGACTCGGTTAGCGAGTCGGTAACCGAGTGGGTTTCGGTTTGGGTTTTCGCGCCCCACCGACGGCGAGCCACCGACGCCGGGATCACCCCATCGGTCATCATCTTCCGGCTCCACAAGATCATCTCCACCAGCGTCCTGAACGCCGCATCCGACAGTCCAGCGACCTTCGGAGAGTCCGCGAAGTCCACCGTCAACCGCGCCCACACGCGACGGTCACTGCTGCGAGTCATCGCCGGTCACCTCCATCGTCCAGAACGCCTCCAAGGCCACCGGGCACAAGGAGTCCTCGTCGTAGTCCAGCTCGACCCGCGAGTCCTCATGGGCTCGCACCTGCTCGGCGAACGCCAACAGGTCAGCCCTGGCGATCACCTCACCGTCGAGCGGGATCCTGGCAGTCATCTCAATCATCATTTCCTCCTAGCATTTATTACGGGGCTGGTTTGCATGCGCCAGGTGAAGGCCACCCACGCCTCGTCACCCCACGCCTGTGCAGGGTCGGCGTCGTCGGCCGCGCACTCGGCGGCGGAGTCGGCAAGCTCTTCCAGGTAGCGTCCCCACATGCCTGCGGTCTCGAACAGGAACAGGTAGTCGGAAACACCGACGTCACCCATTGCCTCATACGCCCAATCCTGGAAGTCGTTGGGGCAGTAGCCGTCGTCGTAGGGGCCCTTCCATCTCATGACGTGACTGACCGCCTCCTGGCATGGCTGGCACTCGCGCCACTCCCAGATCGCCCCGCCGTCGACGACCGTCGACCGGACGTACTGCTCGCCCTTGGGGATGCGGCGGCCACAGTCATCGCACCGGACACGGCCACGGGAACGCGGCGACCTCTCGTGAATGACGTCCACGATGTTCACCACCCTTCCTGGACTGCGAGGCGTGCGGGCAGGTCGATCTCGTGAGCGCTGTAGGTGTACTCACCCTCGCGGCCAACCGGGACCCAATCACCTAGATACAGGTGAAACAGGTCGCCGTATGCGTCCATCAGGACTGCGCCTGCTGGCAAGTCGCGGATGTCGTCAACGGCGGTGAGTGACTGGCCGGTGACGTGATCCTGAGCCTTGGAGACGCGGACCATGACGCCGGCGGGGTGCGCGTCGTCGGCGTAGCGCTTGACGGCGGACCACGCCACGATCCGGGAGTCATCACGCAGGACACCCGGCCGCTTGTAGGGGGCCAGAGCGTCACCGACGGCGCGCTGGAGCTTGTCCAAGTCAGGCTTCATCTGCGCGTGCTTGCGGGACTTGGGGGCGCTCTTGGGGCGGGGTAGCCGGAACTCTGCCCACACCTCGACAGGCCCGTCGTAGCGGGGCTCCCAGTAGGCGGCCTGTGCGGCGGCTTCGGCGGCTCGGCGGACTTTGATGCGCCAAGCATCGAGTTCGGGTCCGCGGTCGTGTGTGACGACGACGCGCTGACCAGAGGCGAACGCCCTGGTGGAGCCCTCGGTGATCGGCTCACCGGGGACGAAGAAACTAAACGAATCCATGGTTGAGTGCCGTTTCTGCTAGGTGGTTGACTGCGTGTGCTGCCTGCTGGGGGACGACGCCGTTCCCCAGGGCTTTGAGTGCCTGCGACCGTGAGAGCCCAGGCGTGTCCGTGACATGCCCGGCGGGGAGGCCCATCATCCATTCGACGAACCGTGGGGAGAGGACGTCCCCGCCACGCTGGCCGGTCTCCGTCGGCGGTGGGGCCTCACACCCCGTCACCTCCTCCCACCGGCGGATCGCCGGCGCGTACTCCAGCCAGGGCGAATGACCAGGCGTGCGACGGCTGTCTGTAGGTTCATTCCGCCGTCCCCGTGCTCCCCTGGGCCTGTCGCGCAGGATGCGGAGGGTGTCGGCAGCGTCGGGGCGCCACGCGAGGACGAAGACTCGCTCCCTGCGGTGCGGGGCTCCGACGTCGGAAGCGCGCACAGATGTCCACGCTGCGTCATACCCGAGGCCGGCCAGGTCTCCGACCACACGTCCGAGAGCCCGGAGAACAGGTCGGTCTGCCCCCCCTCCCAGACGTCCCGCACCGGATTCCAGACGGCTATAGGCGGCCGCTGAGCGGGCGCCGGCGACGTTCTCCCAGACGACAACATGGGGTTTGATCTCCTCGATGGCGTGGGCCATGGCCTCCCAGATTCCTGAGCGGGTGCCTGGCCTCATCCCGGCGCGGTGGCCGGCGTTAGATAGGTCCTGGCAGGGGGTGCCCCCTGCGATGACATCGACGGGCTCGATGGCTGCCCAGTCGATGCGGGTGATGTCCCCAAGGTTGGGGGCCTGGGGCCAGTGGCGGGCGAGGATCCTGGAGGGGCCGGCGTCAACGTCGGCGACCCACCTGGTTTCGACGTCGGCCAGGAGTCCCAGGCCGAGGCCGAGCCCGCCATAGCCCGCGCAGATCTCTCCGAGCTTGATGGTCATGCCGCCTTCCCCTGCTGTTTGCGGCACCAGGCCCAGAGTCCGCCATAGGGCTCGGCTGCCTGTTTGCAGGCGTCGCAGGTGACCTGCTCGTAGCGCATGGCGTAGACGCGGCCGCGGTCGTGTGGCTGGCGTAGGAGGGTGAGGAGGTCGGCCCCGCAGGCCAGGCCCATGTTCGGCATGAGCGCGTGGACCATGGCCGGCGGGGCTGGCTCTAGGAGGTCGAGGAGGCTGGGCTGCATCATGGGTCAGAAGAGGGGGATGGTCCCCATGGTGGGGTCCTCGACGTCGGCGGGCTGGTGTGCGGCGAGGCAGCGTGGGCAGGTGAGCGAGTCGGTGAGGTCGGCGGACTCGACCACGGCGCAGTGGTCTCTGAGGAACGGGGCTGCGGCCATCTTGGTCTCGTGGTCGCAGATGCGGGTGAGCATGAACCAGGTGCCACCCTGGTAGCGAGTAACCTCCCCGACGTCGGCGAGGTGCCGCACCAGGCGCCCCGGCAGGAGGATGCGGGTCATGCTTCCTCCTCCTGCCAGAGGCCGCGCTCGGCAGCCAGAGCCGCACACACGGCCTCGAAGGCGAGACGCACGAGAGAGCCGAACTTCCAGTCGGCGAGGTCGTACCCGTAGGGGGACGGCTGGTCGGGGGTGATGGGCCACGTGCTGGCGACCTGGCCGAGGCACTGGATGAGGTACTGGGCTCGCACGCGGGGGTTGACCTCCAGGTCCAGCCACTCGTCCGCGTGAGCTCCGAACCACTCCTCGGCGTCGTTGGTGATGGCGGCCAAGAGGTCGCCTGGGGGCATGTCCGAGAGGTCTTCATCGCTACAGATGATGTGGAGGCAGCGTGCGGCGACGAGGACGGCGAGGTTCTTCGCCTGGTCGCTGGGTGGGTGGCCCTCCTTGGCGCGTTTGGCGGCGGCTGCCCATGAGGCGCACAGTTCGGCGACGTCGCGGGCGAGGCTGGCGAGGGGCTTCCCCGGTGTGCCCTCTTCCGTCGTCCAGGACTTGCTGACTGCCTGTCGAGCCACGTCAGCGCGCTTGAGCATGGCCTCGAAGTCCTGGCGGCGCTGTTCCATGGTCAGGGCGGTCATGACACGACCCCCTTGCGCGTCACGGTGACCCGGAAGCCGGAGCCGTAGTAGCCGTTCCCGTCGTTCCCCTCGAACTCCGCCAGGGGCAGGCGCTCGTCGTCGACGATCACGAACAGGGTGTAGATGACGTCGCTGTATTCGTCGTCCTCATCGGTCAGGCGGGTGGTCACGTCGGCGGACATGATGCGCGCAGTCGGGGTACCGCGCTGGAATAGCTCGGTGAGGTCGTAGGTGCCTGAACCACAGTCGCATCCCACGTTTCCCTCTAACTCGAGCACGGTTCCGTCGTCGAGGGTGAGGGTGTCCCCGTCAACCTTGGTGACGTAACGGCCGGCCAGGACCGGGGATAGGTCGTCGCTGTCGTAGTAGACCTTGCTCATGCGGCGGCCCTCCCGGTGCCGGTGAGGGTGAGGAGGCGGGCCTTGCGGCCGGAGGGGGTGAGCGTGTACTCGCCGGTCTCCTCGATGAGGCCCTTGTCCTGGAGCTCGCGGACGGCGGTGCGGGCGCGGGATGGGGAGAGGACGCCTGCGGTGTGGGCGACGACGGAGGCGAGTGTGAACGGGCCGGGGCGGGTGAAGTCGCGGAGGACCATGAGAACGAAGTCCTGCGAGGTGGTGGCATCCTGGATGCTGTCGGCCGCCCACTGGCTGGTGTTGGGGTCGTTGGCGCGCACGGAACCGCGCTCGCGGGGGTGGATGGTGCTGGCGGTGGTCATGCTGCGGTCTCCTGGTCGTTGTCGGCGGGGTCCTGTAGGGCGTGGTTTTCGTAGTCGGTGGCGTAGCGGGCGCGGATGGTGAGCGTCATGATCGGCTTGGCCCCGTGCTGGATTGACGCCCTGGGCTCGGAGAGGAGGACCATGCCGAGAACACGGAGGAGGTCCATGAGGTCTGCGATGGCTTCGCCGCGCTGGTGGACCACGGGAACGTTGGGGATCATGTGCCAGAGGTAGCGGTATTCGCCGCCGCCGCTGGTGGTGAGTGTTGAGATTGGGGAGCGGGGCATGGGGGTTCCTTTCAGGCTTCGGGGAGGCGGTCGATCCAGGCTTCGAGGTCGTCGCGGCGGATGAGGTACTTGGTGCCGGCCATTCGTGCGGGGAGGTGGAAGTCGGGGTCGGTTGCCTTGACGGCCTTGCGGATGTAGTCGACGGACAGGCCGGTGACTGCGGCGGCCCCGGCGAGCGTGTAGGTGAGGACGACGGTCACGGCTGGGGCTCCTCGGTGGCGGTGATCGAGCCGAGCGCGGCCACAGCGGCGTCGACGTCGGCGGGGGACGGGTTGATGAAGTAGGCGAGCCGGTGCAGGCGTGAGGAGACGGCTTCGATCTGCTCCTGATTCAGGTCGGGGTACTCCTCCCAGAGGACTCCGATGTCGTCGGAGGCGGTGTCGACGACGCGGGCTGCGACCTGCATCGCGATGGTGGTGATGTGCTGGTCCATCAGTGATCCTCTTTCTCGGTGCAGATGGTGTGGGTGACGGTGGCGGCGGTGAGGGCGGCGGCGAGGAGGAGGACGCCCGTGTGGTGGCCGAGCGTGGCGCTGAGGGCGAGCTCGGTGAGGATGGCTGCCGCGGCGAGGGCTGCGAGGGCGTAGGTGGTCATGCGGCGGCCGCCTCGGCGTTGAAGGGGAAGTCGGAGTGCGCGTCGTAGCCGCCCCATGCGGAGGTGATGAGCCAACGGCCGACCTTGCGGACCGCAGTACGCGAGCACGCGTAGTCCACAGGGAGCATGGGGTCGAAGTGCTCATGGAGGGTGTGGAGCCCGAGGAGGTCACAGAGGGCTTCGCGTGCGCCGTCGTAGGCGTAGAGGGAGATGTCGAAGCGCCCCTCGGGGAGGGCGTGCACGTGGTAGTGAGAGATGTCGATGCAGTTGCGTTCGGCCTCGGCGATGAGGGCGTTCACGAGGGGCATGGCCTCACTGATGGGGCGCTGGGTGCTGGGGTTGCACATGGGATGTTTCCTAGAGATGGTGGGGGGTAGGTTGGGGTTACTTGGTGGCCTGCGTGAGGAGGTCGGTGGGGGTTGTGTTGAGGGCTCGGGCGAGGCGTTCGGTCTCGTCGATGGTGAGTCCGTGTCCGTTGTTGTGTAGGCGGCGGTAGAGGGTTGGATAGGGGATGCCGGTCTTCCGGCTGGTTTCGGAAACCGAGAGGTTGGATTCGTTGAGTTGGTGGTTCAGGACCTCCGCGAGGCGGGCGGTCATCGGTGAGTTACCCATATGGATAACTTAGTGCTCCATACGGATCACTGGCAACTTCCTGGGAACCGCGTTACCGAAATGCGACCTTGTGCTCCATATGGAATAGTGAACCCATGGCCAACATCGACAAGGACCCCACCAAAGGGCTGAACGCCGCCGTCGCCGCCGAGCTCCGGGCCGAGCGAGTCGCCCAGGAAGTCGCCTTCGATGACCTCGTGGAACGCGTCAGCCTCTCCAGGGCCACAACCTGGAGGCTGCTCAACGCCGAGCGCCTCATCACCATCGAAGCCCTCGCGGAGTTCGCCGGAGCCCTCGGCGTCAGCGTCCTGGAGATCGTCGAGCGCGCCGAGAAGCGCCTAGCAAAGAAGACCCCCCCCCCCCCGCCGAAGGGGGCACCGCGCCCTAGCGATGGCGTAGCCCCCTAGAGACACAGAGAGGCCCCCACCATCATGGTGGGGGCCTCAGTGCTGGAGTGCTGGATCGGTCACGCGGCTCCGAAGTTCAGGGGCGCCTTCCCCTTCCGGGCGCGGCGCTCGTTGATGAGGTCGCCGGTGGTCTTCTGCCACCAGCGCTTCGGAGTGGGTTCGACGTCGCCGACTGGGGCACCCTCGGTGGGCTCGGGCTCCTCGGCCTTCTTGACGGCGTACTCCTGGCCGCGGGCGACGGCAACCTTGGCGCGCTTCACAAAGGCCACGGCAGTCCGATACTCCTTCGCGCCGATCTCGTAGGCGTAGGCATTATCGACGGTCTCGATGACGATGAACTTCGTGGCATCCACCTTCTTCTTCGCGGCGAGCGCGAAGACGCCGATGAGGGCGACGCGGGTCGCGGTGATCCTCTGGCTGGCCTCCTTCCCGTCTTCGACGGCGATGTCGACGACGTCGGTGGCGGGGATGTCTGGGGTGAGGAGGCCAGGGAGGCCGATGGTTCCGTTCGGGGCGACGTGGATAGTGCCGTCGTCGGTCTTGATGCAGGCGGCGTCGAGGAGTGACATGGGGTTTCCTTTCAGGGGGTTGGGGTGGAGGTGAGGCCGAGGCGGGGTGCCACGGCTTCGAGGGCTTGGCGGGCCTGGTCCAGGTCGGCGTGCTGGTAGCCCATCGACGTGGTGATCGCGGTGTGGCCCATGATGGCGATGACGACGGTGGCGGGGACTCCTGCGGCCATGAGGAGCGTCGCCGTCGAGTGGCGGGACGAGATAGTAGCCGCCATCCTCCTTGTGGACGCCGGCGACGTCCTGGAGGGCGCGCCACGCCAGGCGGTCGCTCTTCTTCGACCATGGGCTGCCGTCGGGGCGGGGCCACACGAGCCCGTAGGGGGAGGTCGGGCACTGGTCGCGCCAGGCGGTCAGTGCCGCGGCCATCCACGGCACCAGGGGCAGGACGCGGGAGCCCGCCTTCGTCTTGGTCGGCCCCAGGTAGTAGCCGTCCACCAGGTGCTCGTAGACCACGCCGTCGGTGCCGTTGACGTCCTCGGCGGCGGTCATCTCTACGAGCTGGCGGTCTACGGTGAGGGTGCCGGCGTCGAGGTCGATCCGATCCCAGGTGAGGCCGAGGCATTCGCCTTGCCTCATTCCTTGGAGGAGGGCGGCAACCCACCTGCTGGCGTCCTGCTCGGTGGCGAGGCGGCGGGCGCGCTGGGTGGGGAGGCTGGTGGAGTTGGGGAGGGGTGTCCAGGTGTCTTTCTCGGTGGCGGCCTTGAGGAGGGCGGCGGCTTCGGCGGCGGGCACGGCCTCGCGCGTGGAGGCGGCGGCCTTGGGCTTGGGGGCGAGCATCACGGAGTCGGGGATGCGGTGTCCTTCGACGATGGCGGCCTTGAGGACCCGGTGGAGGATGAGTCGGACGTAGCGGATCGACGTCGTTGATCGGCCGGCCTGCCTCATCCCGGCTTCCATCTTGCGTAGGTCGGTGACGGTGAGGTCGGCGAGGCGGCGGTGCCCGATGGTGGGGGTGACCCACTTGCCGAGGAGGGCGAGGTCGTTGCTGTAGGTGCGGGGGCGGGCGGTGCGCTTGTAGCCGGGCGCCCAGGTGTCGATCCACGCCTTGAGGGTGGTGCGGGGGCTGACGATGGTGGCTTGCTGCTCGGCGAGGACTTCGCGGCGGATGGCGCGTAGGGCGCGCTTGGCTTCGGCCTCGGTGGCTCGTGCTCTGGTGATGCGTCGGCGGCCGCCGCTGGCCGTGTAGCCGGCTTCGACTGATGCGACCCATTTGCCGTCTTTGCGCTGGTAGACGGTGCCTTCCCCGTATGCCATTGGATAGCCCTTCCTGCTCGGCGACTAGCCATCTGGCTAGCCATCTGTAGCCCAGGATAGCGTATGAGAGGCTAAGCAGGTACCCCATGATCTGGCTTGATTCCGGGGATTTCCGGTCGGGCTGGCGGGATTTGAACCCGCGGCCCCCTGCTCCCAAAGCAGGTGGCACCATGAGAGTCTCCCCCTGAAAACACTCACCAAACCACCGACCAGCCAACGCGAAACTAGCCATCAACTAGCCATCTTTCTGAGACACCAAGAAAACCCCGGAATCACGCCAAAAACAGCCACCAGAGACGACGAAAGGCGCCCCTCCCACCCGGTCAGGTGAGAGGGGCGCATAGCCATCCGAAATGGCTATCTCAGTCGTCGGCGAGGTCCCCGATCGGATCCTCCCCAGGGCCGCGCGGCAGGTCCCCCAAGGGCGCTCCCCGATCCAGGGCAATCGCGCGCGTGCGTCGCGCCACGCACTCCCACTGGGCGGCCTCCCGGCGCGCCACCTGCAGGTCAGACTCGCGGCCCTGCCGGACGTGCCACAGCGCGCGCACAGCGGCGGCTACCTGCCCGAGCAGGGCGGAAGCGAACCCTGAGGTGACGACGACGGCTATCAGCTCGGTTGCTCGCATCCGGTGTCCTCCCTCTCCATGGCGCGGGCGGCGGCGTCGGCCTCGATGGCCTTCGCTGCGGTCGCGCTGGTCTCGGCCTGCCGGAGCGCCGTATTCGGCTCACAGCCGGGCTCCCACGTGCGGCCCCAGACGCGGGCCATCCGCTGGCCGATCATGAGGAGGAGAGCGAGGATGATGAAGAGCGGCCAGCCGGGCCAGTGATCGCTACTGAGGGCGCGGGCGGCGTCCTCGACGGCGACGACGGCGAGCCCGAGGGCGACGAGGGCCGCCGACGGGCCTTCCACGCCCCACCAGCCCCGCCAAGCCGCGGGCGCCCCGATAGCGCACCCGGACAGGGTGGTCAGGCACCCCACGGTCACGTCCCACGGCTGGATCCGGGGCGCCCCCAGGATGAGGGCGACGGCCACGGCCAACAGGACGTAGGTCGCCGCCATCATCGCTGAGATGGCCCGCGGTTCGTGGAGCGTAGACCAGAGTCGGCGGCCTAGGCCCATCAGGCGGCCTCGTGACGCGGCGTGTAGTGCTCCCGGGTCTCACCGCCGGGGGTGACGATGCCGGCCCAGTTCAGGACCGAGACGCCGCCGATCTTGACGTGCGAGAGCACCTGATAGCCAGCCCAGGCGAAGCCCAGGAACTTGCCGACCTGGGCGGCCAGGACGTCAGCCTGGAGCGGGTAAGCGCTGAGCGCCCAGGCGCCCACGGTCAGGACGACGGCGGCCCCGACGACGAGGGCGACGCGACGCCCGCGCGTCCAGTAGGGGCGGTCCAGGGCCGCCTGGATGAGGGGCCACAGGGTGCCCAGGATGACGGTGGTGACGAAGGGGTCAGAGATGAGTGCCTTCATGGCTAGTCCTTTCGGTAGGTGGTCACCAGAGGCGGCCGGAGCCGGACCTGGAGTTGTTGAGTGCGCGCTGGAGAGCGCCGATCGTGGCCGGGCCTGCCTCGCCGTCCACCCAGTCCTCGTAGCCCCACCCCGCAGGCAGGTACTCCTTGTGCCAGGCGATGATGAGGTACTGGAGCGTGCGCCACGTGTCCGGGCCGAGCACGCCGTCGACGTCGAGCGCAGGCGAGTCATTCAGGGCGGTCTGCGTGTCCGCCGGCACGGCCAGGTTCAGGAACGCCTGGAGCCGCTCGACAGCCGGGCTGCCGTCATCGTCGAGCACCCCGTCCACGGTCGTGCCCATCACCTGCTGAAAGCGGGCGATGGTCGCGGGCCCCAGGTCGCCGTCACAGACAAGCTCCCCCTGGCCGTCGCTCTTGTTCCATCGGCCGGTGTAGGGGCTCGCCTGCGGTGCAGGCGCTGCCGGGGCGGCTGCGGTTACCTGGCCGCCGCCGATCATCGCGTCCCAGGCTGCCCGGTCGCGCAGGCGATCCAGGTCGAGGTGGCTGTTATATCCAGGCAGATACCCGTCCTCGGTGTACTGGTGAATGAGGACGTTGCCTCCCCAGTAGGGGACGGTCGGCGTCGGCGGGTCGCTGTAAGCCTGCCCGTAGGAGGCGTAGTTGGGGCCTCCGGCGTACCACAGCGGGAACCGGCCGGCGACGGCGGACCAGTCCCCGCTCCCCATGCCCTCCCCGTTCAGGTAGATGCCCGGAGTGGAACCGGTCTCGGCTGCCATCTGATTCAGGATCACGAGGGCGTCCGAGGGAGCCAGGTTGAGGGCGTCAGCCTCCCAATCCAGCCAGAAAGTCGCGCGCCCCGCATGCGCCTTGGCACGGTCGAGGAAGAACCGGGCCTGCTCGCCCGCGTCCTCGTCGTTGGCGAAGAGGTAGAGGCCCAACCTCTTGCCCGCGGCCAGCGTCGCCTCCGCCTGGGAGCGCCAGAACGGATTCTCGTAGCCGGTCCCCTCCGTCACCTTGACGATCACGAAGTCAGCCCAGATGGCGGCGATATTGAGCCCGCCCTGATGACTGGAGATGTCGATGCCGTGAGCGTGCGCCGGGGCAGCCGAGGGGGCCGCGGGGGCTGGCACTGTGGCGGTCGCCTTACCCTTCGCGAACTCCGGCCACTGAGACAGGAACAGGGCCTCGTCGAAGCGGTGGCAGCTCGTCCACGCGCCCCGCTGAGTGAGCGGGTGAGCGCTGTAGCGCTTGAGGCGCGTCTCCTCCCCAGTCTGGTCGCCCGGCTCGCCGTCGATGTCGCCGGTCTCAGAAATCCACGACTCCGAGATGAGCGGGTCCACGGCGTCCTCGAGGGCGACGACGACGTGCCCCGTACCGCCCTCGTTGCCGGCGGACAGGATGATGTCACCGGCCTGGAATCCGCCGTCGGGGCACAGGTTCTCATCCGGCCACGTGCGCTCACGGAAGCCCCTAGCCTCCATGCCGGCACGCATGTTGCCGGTCCAGAAATCATTGATTTCGAGGAGCGCCTGATGCCCCCACGGGACGCCGTAAGTGTCATGCAAACCGTAGTCGATTGCGCCGCAGGCCAGGGACGAGCAGTCGGCGTCCTGGGCGCTGGGGACGTGGCCCGCCCAGTCGGCGGCCGCGAACCAGCTGCGGCGGCGGGGCTGGCTGTAGCCGACGTTCTCGTTCTCGCTGACCTGCCGTGCGATCCGTGCGGTGACTGCCCCGACGCTCACAGGACGCCCCCGTTCTGCTGCTCCCAGCCAGCGGCGAAGTTGACCGGGCCTGCCTTGAACGGCGACAACCAAGCTCGGGAGACGTTCTTGTACGTCTTCCCCGTGACGATGATCTGCTCACCGGGGCCGACCATCGCGCCAGGCTGCAGGGACTTAATGTCCTTCGCCTCTGTGGAGGCATACTCTATGTATGCGTCGATGCGTTTATCGACTTCCGCCTTGCAGTCGTGCAGGAAAGCGCGCTTATCCTGCTCGGCGTTGACGATGGCCGCGAGCTTGTTAAAGTCCGTGTCGTCCATCATCTTGATGTCGTGCTCGTCGTATCTAATCATGCCATTCCCTTCGGGTTTGCTACTGCGATGAGACCGGAGTATCGCTTGTCGTCGGTGAAACTGAAAGTCCCGCCGATTCCCTGCCCTCCGACGAATCCACCCCTAATCCTAGGGGCCTGTCCAGCGGGAACTATCGCCATCACGTTCGTGGTGACAGTCGTTCCGAGGGTCTCGACGGGGAATCGCGCATAGGTAATCCGATCCATGATTCCCGCATATATGTCGATGACTCCGTTACGGACAATTCCGAAACACGTCCATGAGACCTGAACAAGCCGGTCATATGGGCGGACGCCGAGGTCAATAGTGGAGACGTCGGTGGTCTGGTTGCTGTTTAGGTGCCACGTATAAGAGCGGCCGATACCAGCCTCGGCGGCCTGCACCTCGTTCACTGGGTGGATTACCCAGCGGCCGCCATTCTTGCTTCCGTCAGCCCGGTAGAGGACGCCTGAAACGTCCAGGTAGGCGGGGTGGGCGGCCGTCGGTGGGTGGCCGGCCGCCTCGGCGCGGCTGAGGATTTCGCGGGCCTCCGCCACGGACTGGGCTGGGAAGATAATGCCAGCGACGTCGAAAGCGTTGGACCACGCGGAAAGTAGGTCATCCCCCGCCTCGGGGAGTGGAATCCCCTTCCAGTGATTAACTGGCATTCTGGTTCTCCTTACTTGCTGTAGTCGACGAGGATCTGCACATTCTTGTCCCAATACCCGTATGACGAATTTGCGCCCGTCTGGAATGAAATGCCGCGATGTGTGCCATTCTGGAACGCGGGCCACAAGTACTTCGGGATGTTTACCCAACGCCCTTCACCACGGCCCCAGCCGCCGAATTCGCCCCACTGGCCATTGGATGAGAATGAGCCGGGAATACCATTCCACCCATGCACGCCAATAGTGGCTGTACCTGTCTGCCCATACCAGTGTCTGGCATAGCAGTACAGTTGCATGTTGGTAATGGTTGCGCCGCGAAGATCGCCAGTCATGTCCCGGAAGCCGACAAGCGAATTGTACGTGCGGCCGCCGTATGTGCCCTGTGGCAGAGAGTCACTCCAAGCATTATCCTGTGACCCATTCGAGTAGGCTTTCCACCAGGTCGCTGGGTAAACCATGCGATGGTTCTGTCTCGGTGCAGGCTGAGCCTTCCCGCTGTTAGCCACAGAGTCGGGGAACCGCAGCGTTGCCTTGGGTGCCACGCCAATGTCGGTAAGCCACACGTGCGGTGGCTGCGTCCCATAATCCAGTGTCACGCCTCCGGCAATGTAGGCGTGCGCTAGCGAGATCGTGAGTTTGTAGGTGCCCGACGTATTAGGTGACCACGGCGGGAAATGCGCGCGGTCAGTCTGAATCTGATTCACGAACGCACCCGGGACGCGACTGGCCCAATCCACCGTGTCCTTCGCCCCGTTTCCCACGGGGCGAATTGACACGCGAGGCTCGCACATGGCCTTAGCCTGATTCGGCATCCACGACCAAATCATCTCGCAGTGATACAGGCGGCCACCCTCAAGATCGACCGTCAGCGTCGCGATATCATCAGAGCCGCGCACCTGATGCCGCCCCTGCCCGGGCCAGGCCCAAGCCGTCCCCCAGGCCACGATCCCGCGCGGAATCACATCGAGGGCCGAAGCCAGGTCTCGGCCCTTCCAGGTGATCTTGTCGGCCACAGAGAGGGACTGCGCGGTCACCAGGCCATCACCGGTGACCGTCGCCCTCGCCAGCCCGTCAGTGCCGGTCACGGACAGGAAGTCCTGCCCAGACGTGCCGAGCGTGACGACCTCCGTCGGCTGCCCGCCGACGGCCTTCAGCACGTGCAGGCCCGTGTGATCCATGATCGCGGCATCCCCCGACGGGTCGCCGGCGACAATCCGCGTGGAAAGCCGGATGGTGTCAGCCAGCAGTTCCCCGGTGATCCGCGCCTGCCCGGCCTGGAGCATCTGCGTCGTCACCTTGGCGAAGGTTCCGACCTTGGCCCACAGCTCGTCGCTGGCGGTGATCTTGGGGGCGGTGACCGCGCCGTCACCTAGTTGGACGTTACCCACAGAGCCGGGGACCAGGACACGACCAGCGATCAACAGATAGTCCTGCCACGCCTTCGCCTGGCCCGACCACACTTTGATGCCAGTGGCCTGCTTGTCCGCGTTGGTCGCCACCCATAGGTCGCCGTCGGCTGGCTTGGCCGGGGCAGTCTGAGAGACGGTCACGCGGCCGATCGCGCGCTTCAGCGCGGCCGCCGCCTGCTTGCCCGACGTCGAAGCGGCATCCTTCGCGGCCTTGACCTCCTCGGACAGTTGCTTCTGCGCCGCCTCGATCTCCTTCCGGGCGGCGTCAAGCTCGGCCTTCGTGCCGGCCGCCTCCAGGGCGATCTTCCCCGTCGCGCCCGTCGCACGCGCCTGCCCGCCCTCGGGGAGCGAGGCAGGGCTCACCACCTGGTAGACCTTGCCATCCCCCGCCTGGAGGCAGACGCACTCAGCGCCGACCGCGGTCACGCCGCCGTCGGCCGGGGCGACCACCTCACTCACCGGCTCGTCGGCCGGGAGTTCCACACGGACCAAGCCGTCGTCCAGGACTTCCAGGACTCGGCCCGTGGCCCACGTGCCCGCCTGGGAGCCGCTGCCGTAGGAGGCTTGCTGGTTGGCGACCGCCGTAGCCGGGGACGGCTTGCGATCGATCCACAGATTCGGCTTCACCATGCGAGCTCCTCCATGTCTATGCGCATCTGCCCGGCAGGCTTGTCCACCGGCAGGCTGTAGGCCGTGACCTTGCCGACGATGACCTCGCCGGCGTCGGTGTGGACGGCGATCACGTCGCCGGCCTCCAGGCGCGGATCCGGGGCGATCTCCACGGAGCGTTTCGACGCCGCCGAGAGGGCGTTCGCCATGTTCGTGTGAGCCGCCTTGTGGACGGCCCCCGCCGAGGCCGCGGCGTTGAACTCACGACGGTCGGTGACCTGCCCATAGACGTCGGGCTCGTAGGGCCAGGAGGAGGCGACGGCGGTCCCGGTCCACTTCACGGCGGGCTTCTTGTCGTCGGACTGTTGCGGGGAGCCGACGACGACCCACCGGTTCGGGCGGCGCTCCACCGACTTGCGGGGCGCCTCGATGAGGAGGTCCCGGCCTGTGTAGCGGGCGACCGGGCTGCCGGCGTCGGTCTGCGCCCACAGGTGCAGGCAGCCGTCCGACTTCACCGTGTAGTTCAGGCCCCGGGTGTGGCACAGGTCCCGGATCGCCTCAGTCCGCGAGTGGCCCCACTGTGTGGACGCGGGCACCAGCGGGTTCGGGGTCCCAGGGTCCAGCACCACCGGGAGGGTGCCGGCGAGCCGCTGCGTCTCAGACAGGACAGTCGCTCCACGTGGCGGCGATGACGGCCACGCCATAGGATCCTGCTCGAGCACCTGTAGCAGGTCCAGCGCCTCGACCTTCACCTTCCCGGACGTGTCCTCCTCCCAGGACTGGTGCTGCCACCATCCGAGGTCCACCTCGTCCCGGCCGGCCGGGGTTTCGAGGATGGCGACGACGTGGCTGCGCTGCCCATAGTTGTTGAGCGGGCTCGCGGGTGACTCCGGCACCCACCCTGATGGGCAGGTGTAGGACAACTTGCCGGGCAC